TTACTGCATCAATAGCTGTAACACCAGCGCCATCCGAAGGAACTGGAAGAGTACCAGGTACTAATACAGTTGATTCAGGCGTATAGAACAGACTCGGGTTAGAGTTTGCAATATTAAGCACTGTAACCGCTGCTGCGTCGGCAGCTGCTGCACTTGCGTTACGGTATGGGCCAGTAGCAACAATTGCAGGCTGAATAACTGGAGCACCGTTAGACGCTGTGATAACTGTGAACGTCAATAGCTCTCCGGTATCTTCGCGCGTTTCAGGATGTAAGAAGTTAACGCCGTCAATTGTAAACTTGGTACCTACAGGCATATTTGCAATAGTAGCCCCTGTAAGGTTAAGTGTCATTGATCGGTTATCAAGATAAAAATCATTAGCGTCATAAGTTGACACTGTATGTTCTTGAGCACCGTTAACAGTAACACCAACAGCAGAGCTTGCTGGCAAGTTGACAAGATAGTCGCTCCGCATAGTGTCAAACGTCGCCAAATCAGGGATCTGAGCGCGTTGCCATGCGTTATTGACCATTGTTTCTCGTGATGCTTGGCCCAAGTCTTTTGCCACTTGAGCGTAATCTTTATTAGATAAGAATAATTTCTTATCATAAGCACCAAGACCGTAGTTAAGCATTAATACCTCGGCGTCAATGCCTTGCTGGAAATCAAAAGCACTAGGATTTTGAATTACCATAGTTGCGCTGTCAATCATGGTTTGATAACAAAGTAAATCAATAGCGTTCGCTAAATCGCGAGCCATACCTTGAGCTACTTTTGCACGACGACGTGGATCACGTAAACCTTTAGCATCAATGCTTGCTAGTACACGTTTTGATTTTCCGCGATTGATAGGAATCATGCGATCAACTAAATCTTGGAAGTCAGAGTCAGATGAGACAATCCCGTCTTGAGTTTCAAAACGATACTCTTGAGGGATGTATTCTCGGTCTGAACCGCCAGTGTTAGAGTTATCTGTGCTATCTGCTGCTCGGTCTTGGTCGCTATCGCTACCCATATCCCAAGTTTGCAAATCACGAGATAACGCCATTTTCATGCCTGTTGTCTTTGCTGTTTCTTCCCACAAAGTACACATCAGGTCATGCGCTAATTCATTAGCCATCTTTATTCACCTTATTTTTAGCGGCTTGGTAAGTGTTGTAGTTTGCCGTAGATGGGTTATCTATCCATTTTTGGCGAGCTTTATTTATTTGCTCACTACTACTGTTTACCGCGCCAGAGTTAATTATTTCTGGTTCTGGTTGTGAATCAATCGGCTTTTTAGAGCGTGTTTTAACTTTGCTTTCAGCGCTTGCCAGTATATCAGCAACAGCAAAATCATTGGCGCCAGCTGCAATAATATCTTTAAGTATCTTTGGCGATTTATCCATTGCAAAGATGACTTTTGCAACATCAACACCCTTTTGTTTAGATATATTTGCTAAGTAATTAAAAGCTACACTAGCGTCTTTAATCCCTACATCTTCAAAGGATTTTTCAACATTCACTTTAGCTTCGTCATACTTTGGCACAAGCTTTGAAAGTTCTTGCTCTCGTTGGTACAAGTAAAACTCAGCCTCATCGTTTACTGGATTAGCAGTATCTTTTTGGCTTTGTTCTTTTTCTTGTTTTTTAACTTCAGGATTAGCGTAATAGTTAACAACAGCCTTTTGATATTCTTCTTCATCATAATCAAACTGCTCTAGACTAGGCGGCTTACCTTTCACAATTTTACCAACAGTTGCTTCTAGCTCTTCAATCTTGCTTTGTAACAACTCTTCGCGCTTTCGACTTGCTTCTAGCTCCTCTTTGCGCTTAGCTGATTGTTTCTTTTTCTTTTGAAATGCTGCGTAAGCTTGTGCTTGTGACATTTCATTTTTGTGACTATCTTCTTGGTCGTCACTACTATCATCAACATAAAGTTCTTGGTCTTCTGTAGCCTCGGCTTGTGGTTTAGCCTTGGTTGCCTCTGTATTTTCTACCACAGAATCTACAGGTTGAATAACTTCTTCTTTAGTCTCGATTGCATTACCAGTATCCATATTTAATAACCTCGTTATATGGTGAACGAAAATAGCAAGCTATAACCCCTTGCTAGTAGGTAGGTGTATTTTACTATTATTTGGCGAGAAATGCCAACTTGGTTAAATTGGCTACTTATTAATAGTGGGAATCGCTATATTTTAGGCAATAAAAAACGCCAGTTAAGGCGTTTTGTTTACTATATCTCAAATAGCGCTGATTGATTTAAACTTGCCGTAACAAGCGCGACCTCTCCGCCTATTTGCCTATTAAAGCTATCATAAGCCTTTTTTAGTGTTTTCTTGTCATCGAATACACCTAGCAGGTATCGCTTACCTGATTTACTTTGGGCGAATGCAACTATTAAATCATCCATTTGATGCCCTCATATTTTGCATCAACTGAGCGTTTAAGTCTTTTTGTGCCTGCAATTCTAACTTGAGCAATTCTAAAGAGTTCTTTTCTTGCTTGTCTGCTGCATCAATATCGATCTTCTGTTGCTCTTGATTAATCTTAGCTGCATTAACAGCCATTTCTGAGTCATGCTTTTCCTTTTTGCCAATGACGTCAGCTTGTGCTTTTCCTAAGTTAAGCTGCAGTTCTTGCGCTTTATTCTGCTGAGTAAGCATTAGCGTCTGCTGTTTAAGCGCCTCTATTTGCATTGCTGTTTCTTCTAGGCTCGGCTGTTGGTTCTGTGCTTGCTGCATCATTTGCGCCATTTTTTGCTCAATGTACGCTGTCTCTTCCTCGTTTTCTGGTTGTGGGTCTAATCCTAACGCCAGCATGTTATCTATGATTTGATACTTAGCTACCTTCCTAGATCTTTCGCCACCTTCTCCAGTGGTTAAGACTATTGCTTGGTTTAGCAGCATTTGCCCTTGTGGTGTATTAGTGTCAGCAAATTGAAGCATCTTAAGTGTTGTTTCAAGCTCTGCCTCTTTTTTGGATTTGTAAGATTCGCCTATTTTAACTTGGGCTGTATACCTTCCCTTAGCATTGTTTTTGAACGGTCCATAGTTACCATTGTCGTCAACGTCATACTCAAGCGTTGTAACTTGTGAGTAACTACCGTCTAGCGCTTGCACTCGTATCTGCCTTTGATTTGTAAAGTAAAGCTTTTGTGCGGCATCAATCCAAACTTCGCAGGCAGCTTTTATGGCTGACATTGAATTTTGGATTAATGGCTGGAAAGCATCGTCGTTTCTATCGTTAACCTGCTGGACAGCATCTCCGCTTGCATTTGCAGGTAAAGTTGTTTGCCCAGTACTCGCCATCTCTAGCAAGTCAGAGTTTAATTGCTGCCCTGCCGCTGCTAAGCCTGTGCCAATTTGGGGCGGCATTTGTTTTCCAATTGGTCCGACATGAGCTATAGAGCCGTCAGGGTTTAAAATCGGGTCTGACATGACAAAAGCAGCGTTATCTATATCAGCTTTACTTCGTTTGCCTGCATGCTTAGCTATTTGCTCTGGCGTATACTCTGGCTTTTCAACTTGTGGTGCTGACATTATCTCCATCAATGAAGAGTGGTAGGTGTTTAAAAACATTTGCGGATCGCGTCTTTTTCTTACCTCGCCACAATAGTATTCAATACCGTTAATTACTTGATAGTATCCATATTGCGGAATAATAGGGACACGTTTAAAGGGTAGCTTAACAGGTTTTGTCAGGAACTTATCGCCAGACATCAAAGCATATTCAACATATTTAACTTTTCGCTTTGTAGTATCGTGCTCTCTAACTTCTCTAAGCTCGTTTAAGTCGTCCCTTGATATTTTATTTCCGTAACTATCTTTTATACCGTCACCAGTAGTAATTACATACCCACCACCGAAATCATACTCAGTTATTTTCTTTTCTATGACTTCATAGTAATGGGCTAGGTAAATATCTTTTTCGCTATCTGTACCCCAATCAAACCAATCTATCTGAGCATTGATTGAGTTTACATCGGTGTTGTATTCTTCCTCCACCTCTTTTTTAGATGTTCTTACTATGTGCCAAGCTTGCTTAGAGTCTGCCTTGTCTTTCCTTACTGATGGGCTGAACACAACAGATGATGCAGCAGAATAGACAGGCTCAACACATAAGTATTGTTTGTCTTTGTCTGGATTTTCTTCATCCTCATATTTAGCTGCCAGCTTAAACGCGCCAAAACCACTGAAGAAAGCCTCTTGATCTGCGTTATTTAATGCCTCGTTACCATCGCTTGATTGAAAATCGTTTCTCCATCGTGATTGCAATAAGTCTGCACCCTCATCAGTAGCATCGTCAGAATTAGAGATTATTTTAGCATTCATCTCCATTCGTTGTTTTTGGCCAAGCAGCCTATTTATTGCGCCGTATATTTTGTTCATCTCTGGCTTCGGCTTGTTTTTAAACTGCTCAGAATATGAGCCTTTCCACATAGCACCACTGACAACGGCGAATTCATAATCTTCTAAACAGCTTCTATTTCTATCATAATAGCTAGAGATGTAATTATTTAAATCAAGTCTAACGTCTTTTAACTCTTTCATCGTGTCACCAATGGCTTACTTTACTTGTTTGTATTGAGTTGATATCTATTTGCTTAATGATACCACGAATTCTCTCTGACATCATTACAACGTCAGCACAGTTAGGGGAGCGAACTTTAAACTTCTCTCTCATTTCTTTTTTGGTGTACAGCTCAAAAAGGCCACCCATGTTTGGTTTTATTGGCATTCTGCAAAGTTCGGCGCGTAAGGTTTTTAAACTTTCGCATTTAGAGCTAAAACTTATTAGGCTGTCAGGGTCAGCCATCACACCATTAACTACCGCTTGATATGTTCTGAATATTCTATCCCTTAATTTAAGGTAACATTGCGCTCTTAGGTTTTTGCAAACCTGCTCCCATGTCATTTGCTTAACTAAATTTGTTGCGCCTGATGGCTCATATATTGACTTAGGTATGTCAACAGATGATGCGCCGTTAAATTGGTGTACGGATATTCTTTTACCTGAAAGTGCGCTATTGACATCTCTTTTGAGTGTTACGCCCATTCCTCCAACGTCCCATTCGTAATCGTCTGCGCCTTCATTTATTGCTAATCCTAGCGCCCAGTCTGAACCCTCATTCACATCCAAATCAGCTCTCTGTAGTACGTTAGTGATTATATTCCCTTTTCTTACTGCAACCGCTTTAGGGTCACTACCTAAGTCCGACGGGTCATGAGTCACCTTTGTTACACCAAACTCTTTCATGCCTAGTTTTTCATGTGCGTCTATACAAGCGTCGAACCATTCAGGCTTAATCAATCCGTTTTCAATATCATCGTTAAAGCCGCCCTCCCAAACCCAATCATAAGTAGAACGAGGTAAGTTTTTTAAGTCGAATAGCCTTTCATCTTCCAAACCAGATTCACTAAACCAAGGATTGTCTGACCAGTTCATTTTTATAATTAAGTGCATATCATCTTCATAGATGCCATCTCTTTCTAGTTCTGTTTGAAATGGTACTATGAATCTTTGACTGAATGGATCTTCACTTGACGCAGGGTTAGCACAAAATACCATTCTGATATCATTCATATCGACTTCATTTGTGTCTATTTCCTTTTGCTTCCCTGGTAAACCCTTTCTTGGTTTTTTACGTGCCGTTGGAGTTAGTACCCTTAAAGATTTTTCAGATAAAAATTGCGCTTCCTCTACCCACCAATCAAGAAAACCAAATGCCGATTTGACTGATTCAGGGTTTCTACTTAGGCCCATAAATCGAGCCATAGAATTATTATGGGTAAATTTAATTGTCCTTTCTGTTATGTCTGTGTTATCTAGTTCTAGCCTTTTAGCTTCTGAGCTAAGTACGGCGTGAACCGAGTCGCTTATTGATGATTGAAATTCACGGATGCACATCATATTTCTGCCAAGGTCGTGCATGTTTATTAGTCCGTGGTCTCCCTCTACCAGTGTCTTGCCTGAACCCCTTCCACCTATAAGTATCATAAACCTTTTAGGGTTTAGAAACATTGGTTTCACTATTTCTGGAAAGTAAGCTGTCGGGTTTTTAACCGTAGGCTCCCACTTTTTGTTTATTAAGTGATAACTCGATGTTAGTTCTTTTGTTTTAGGGCAAACAAATCCTATTACAGTTGATTCGTAATCACCGTCACCGAAAGATGCTAGAGATTCTAGTTTTTCTAGTCTATTAATCTTGCTTGCTAGCATCTTCAATCACTCTTAATCTCTTTTCAAAGTCTGTAACCTCTTTTATTTTTAGCATGTTAGCAATACCATTAACAAAGTTATTGCCCAAGTCGGGCGGAACTTGACCATTGGCAACGCCCTTCATAACTTGTGCCGCTTGTTCATGCAACTCTGCGTTTTCGTCAAAATCAAAAGTTATCATTTCGCTTGATGGCTTTACGCTAGCCCATCCTTTATCAGCTAATAGCTTCAAACACATTCCACAGTTTGGATCTTCTGGGTTAAGCGCGGACTTAGAAACATGTTTAAAAAATGCCGTTTCTGCATCTTCTTTTGTCGAGTCCTTTTTTAGACCGATTAGCGACGCCTCTCTAATTGCCTCAAGGATGATTGTTTTGTTAGATCTGCCCCTTCCAGGCATCTTGCTTCTGTTTTCTTTTGTTATCGTTGTGCTTGATTTAGCCATAACCCACAATTAACCCATAAATAATTTAAATTATACCATAAAAAAGACACCTTATAGATGCCTTATATTAGTACTGAGAGAAGTTAACTAACCTATTGAAATAATTACTTTTTATTTTTTATAGGTTTTTTGTATTTCTTCTTATTTGTTTTTGTTCTCTGACCTCTGGAATTTAACGGCATAATTAAGCACTCGTATTTGTTGAGGTGTTAATACCTGAAGCGCCAAAATTAAAGGTAAAATCATTATTGACCAAATCTAGTGGCGTTGTCCCGTCTGATGTCATATCCCAAACTTGGGCTGCATCATTTGTAACAGTGGCATTGATTAGTAATGCACAGCGGACGTCGGCAGGGTTTGACGGATCTTTGCTAATTGTACCAATGCCGTCTGCATCAAAAGTTATCACGTTAGACGCCCTTGTCACTGATTCATTATTTAACGAATAACTAGCAGCAACATTTCCGCCACTTGTTACAGTGAAGCTTCCAGATGTCGGATTTGTTAAATCTGTGTTTACACTAGCGTAAGTGTCTGATAGAAAAACAAGCTGCCAATCGTTAGCAGTTGAGTACAAACCTTGCCTATCTTTCAAGACAAAATCATTAAACATTTTAGTATCGCCGGCTGCCATTATTTCACCTTTAAAATATTATTCTTTCTATTTACTTTTATAGAATTTGACTTTCTAACCACTCTAATTGTGTTTTTTGGGTTTACAGTTAGAGCGCCTATTAATGATATTGTACCATTTATAGTTGAGTAATCATAATTTGCAGTATCGCCATTTATTATTATATCACCCTGAAGAGTCACAACCCCGTCAACAGGTAAATACTCATAATTTGCAGTATCACCAGTAACTATTATTTCACCAGAAAATGAGACGATGCCATCTACGCCAAAATAATCATAATTAGCTGTCGAGCCTGTTACAATTATCTCTGGAGTTAATTGTATCTGACCTTGTATTGCTTGGTAGTTATAGCTTGCAGTTGAACCTGTTACAACTATCTCTGGCGTTAGCTCTATTTGACCTGAAACACCTAGGTAATCATAGTTAGCCGTAACACCTGTAACGGTTATTCCGGTTGAGACGTCCACATCATAACCAATAAATGTACCACCAACCCCAGCAGTAGATAAAACACTAGACGATGACGTTCTGTAATCTCCGCCGACGTAATCAACCAAGTCAGCACTAGTTCTGTTTTGTAGTGAGTTAGTACCTGGCGCCGTGGCATCGCTTGACGCATTGTAATCGCTTGATGCGTTAAATGTTCCGACAAATCCTGAGCCGGAATCTATATAGAGACAGTTTTTTAACGTAGTGTTCGCTGTGCCTGTTGAAAATCCTGACGTTATATTTTTTACTGCTGTTAGGTTTTCGCCGTTTCTTACATTGTTATTGCCGAAATCAAAACCTATCGTACCACCCTCGGCCAAGCTGTTTGTTATATTTAGGCCGTAAGAGTTGCTAAGCAAGTAACAAGATGCGCCGCTAGTCGCGTCAGACCTAGCAAATACACCGTCTATCGTTGAATTGTCAGCTGATATTTGCACACCTCGGCTGTTGGCTGCCGTCCTCGTATTTATAAACCCAATATTTAAAACTCTTAGATAATCCGCTGTCGTTGCATTAAGGACGCCGGCAAAGCCTACAGCAGCAGAAAAGAATGCGCCCGAACCATCATGGCGAATGTACTCATCTCCAGCAGCGGCTTTTATTTCTAGAAATCTTGTCGCGTCACATGTAGAATTTGGTACTGTTGCGCTTTCCGCGTAACCTCCTGCCTTCTTATATACCTCTATAGTCCATTGCTCATCTGCTGCAACAAAATCTAGC